TCAATGCCGTTCCTCCTTGCCTTCATTGCCGTTGCCAACGAATTCAACTCCATCCAGTTTGCCGGCACCGAACGCTTTTCCTCGTCCCTCCTTCGGATCGCCTTTTGCACGTTCCTTGGCGACGCCAGCCGCGATCATGTTCAGCCGTTCAGCGTGTGACTTCTCGTCATCGATCTGCATGTGCTATTCCTCATTCGCTCTAATGCACTTCGCCATGCTGAAGACATGGCGCATTCATCCGACCGGGACGTTGGCGCGTCTCGGCTGGTTTCTCGGTAGTTCGTGCTTGCTACGAGAAGGACGGAGCCATCCTTTCGGATGGATATCAAGAGAGTTGTCGCGCGGATTTTAGCCGATTAGGCGATCCGACGTTTTAGCAGATTAGGCGACTGCGGCGGCCGCCGCAAAGCCATCCAACACGTCCGCGGGAACCGGCGCGATCGAAGCTGCCACTGCGGCGGGCTTCAGAGCGGCCGGAAGGGTTTGCTGGCGTTCGGCGTGGAGATCGGCCGCGACGGTATCAGAGACGATCCCGTTCTCTGCGAGCGCTTCCGCGATGAAGGCTTCGCGGTCGGTCGCCAGGACGATCGGACGCGAGAACGCTTCCAAGAGATCGCGCGAAAGCTTGTGCCAGCTTTCGCCATAGAGCGCGACGTTCCAGCCGGAACCGTCATTGTAAAGATTCGGAATTTCGAGCACTTCCAACCCCTGAAGCACGGTGAACACGCGCTTTATGAGTCAGTGCGATTCCGCGCGCAAGACTATTATTTAAATCAAACGGACTATTTTCGCGTGTAAATCAATATTGATTGAACATATACTCCTAACGTCCTCGCTATCGCTCGGACAAAGGCTCGCTTCGCTCGCCCGCATGTTTTCTGTTTTTAATTTCTTTCTTTCATAACATCCTGCAGAGATAGGCTTACCCCTACCAGATACTACAGACGAGAAAGCACATGGCTTACCGTTTGCCCGTATCTGGTAAGAGGTAATATCCTGCGTCGGCAGGAGCGTAAGAGGATTGGTTGCTGATGCCGACCGGGCGGCGATCCTTGCCCGGTCATGTCCTCCGAAACCCGATCTTTCGATCATCGCGGTTATCGCCCGAAAGCGAAGCACTACGGCCGGCAACTGTCTCCACCGGACCATAGCCGGCGTTGTCGTTCGAAATGATGAAAGGACAGGGCGCCGTCTTTTATGGCAGTCTTTCCAACGCTGGCGAGCGTTGCGGCGCTTACCGATGACGGGCGTCCGATATTCTCTATCGGGGAGCGGGCGTATCGATGTCCGGGCGACTTCGGCGTGTCTCAAGCGGTCGGTCATGTTCCCGACACTGCGATTTCATGGGGCCGATATAGGCAGGGGCCGGTCAGCACCGGCCCCTGGTCTTGCTTCGTATGCGCCCATCTAACGCGCTGATGATAGTATAGCGTGGATTACGGGAAATGTTTCGAAGAAAGAGCGAAACGCAACAGAGGAGAAACAATCACAATTTGTTTCACTCTTCCAGCCGGTATGATGCTTATTTCCCGGTAATAACGGAGTGCCGCAAGTTCGAGATCAATCGCCTGATCTCGTCAACCTGATCGAACAGTGGTTTCGTCACAACTTCCATATGGTCGTATTCATCAAAATCACAGTCTTCGACTTGCGTCAGAATATCCGGGGCAGCATCGATGATCTCTCGCACTGCATCCCCGATTTGAGATTTATAGTCGGGCATACCTGAATCCTCGTTCAAAGCGATGTCATGCCGGAAATGGCCGGCCATTTCCTTTATCAGTATTGGCGAAGGTCAGCGATTTATCAGCTATCGGCCATTCCTAAATACGCCCCCCGGTCGCATGGCGCGTTGCAACTCCTGTTGAATCGTCGCCCGCATTTGAGCGTCGATCGCTGCAGCGGTCTTCCGTGCCGCTTCGTCGTTCGCTTTCGAGTCGCCACCCTGCGCCGCGTTCACGGTGATGACGGGTGCGATGTTGACGGTTTGGCTTGCCATGCTGGAACTGCCGCCGCTTGCCGCCCTGCCGACAAGCCCGCCGGTCGCGAAAGCGGGAATGTTGCCGCTGTTGACCGCTTCCAAAAGCGCCCGGTGCTTTGCGGTCGATTGAGCGTTGACGACGAATTCGCCATTTGAGAGACGCGCCAGGACGCTATCACTCGTTCCGGTCCCAGGTCCGCGCACATGCCCGCCGCTGGCGAAAGCGCCAACGGCCCCGGCTGAGATTGCCGCCGTTGTGCCAGCTGAGATCGAAGCGCCGCCGAAGAGCCCGCCAACGAGGGTGCCGAAGATGCCGGCCCCGCCTCCGAAGAGCTTGCCGAGCGGCCCCTGTCCCAGGAACGCCGCCTGAAGCGCCGCGTCCGCAAGCGAAGACAGAAGGCGTTGCAAGGCCTGTTGCGCCGAAGCGCTGCCGGTGATGATCGAAGAGAAGAACCCGGACGCGCCTTCCGCCAGGAAGCTTTGAACCTCGCGCATATGCTCTTGCGTCTCGGCAGCTTTGGCCGTTGCAACCTCAACTTCCGCCATGCCGGCCGCCAGCTGCGAAAGTTCGGCGCGCTGTTCCGGCGTCAACGTGATGCCAGCCCGGTAAGCCTCGTTCAGAAGCCCTTGCTCGTATCGCAGCTTCGCGGCCTGTTGTGCCGTCATGCCGAGCGTGGAGCCTTCAAGGTTTTGTTGCGCGATGAACTCGACGGAGCTTCCGACGATCTCTTGATACGCTGCCGAGAGTTCCTTGCGCTTGTCGATCGCCGTTTGAACGCCTTCGTCACGTCCGGGCATAGTCTGTTGCGAGACGCCAAGTCCGGTTTGAATGGCGCCGTCCGGCACGTTCTGAAGGCTGGTCCATTCGGAGCGAAGGCCAGCGAGATCGCTTCCACGGCGCCGAAGAAGTTGCTGCGCCATACGGTCCTGAAGGGCGGGGCTGAAGAGTTCGTCGCCCGATAGGCCCATCTCTCCCATAAGGCCCTTCATCGTCTTGCCGACGATCTGGTAGCGCCCGACTGCCGACGAATTGAACTTGTTATCCGGGTGCGCAAGCATCTGACGCTGAAGCGCCTGAACCTCTTTCAGCGTCATGGCCGTGAGGTTCACGTCGCCGCCCGTGAACTTCCCATAGCCGAGCGTTTCGTTATAGCCGCGCCCCTTATCGGTCCCTTCGGTGTGGCCGATGAGATCAAGCATTCCCTTCTTGGCGACTTCCCTCGCAACGGCGTCGTTGTAGCGATTGAGGGGCTCAAGGTTGCCCTTCTCGGGCTGGCGCGGGTGAAGCTCGACGGCAGCGGCATCGGCAGCGCCCCCAAGCCGGCTGACGCTGTTCGCGGCGGAAGAGGTCATGCCGGTATATTTGTCCAACGCCGCCTGAAGGTCCCGATACTCCCCTTCGAGCTTCGCCAGTTCGGCTTCGCGAACGCGGATTTCCGATTCATTCGCTTGCTGCATGTTCGGCGGGAAGTTGCGCTGTTGCTCGCGAAGGTCGTCAATCTCGTAGCGCTTCGCGGCCTGATCCTGAAAGTTCACGGCGATGTTGCGCCGCAGTGTGTTCGCGCCCTGATCCTGAACCGAACGGAACTGGTCCAGGAACTCGCTGAGAGCTTCGGTCGCCTCGACAATCGCGCCTTTGAGCTTCGATCCGACAACCGTGGCGATGAGGTTAAACTTCCGGTCCACCTCGTCAGCCTTGGCAATCATCTTATCGTCCATGATGATTCCCAGGTCGTTCGCTTCCTTGATCATCCGGCGGATACCTTCGCCGCCCTTGTCGATGATCTCGACAAAGCGTTCGCCACCTGTGCCGCCGAAAAGTTCGTCAAAGACGCGGTTTCGGGCCGCTTCATTGAGGCCCTGAACCTTGTCGATGATCTCGGTGAAGAGCGCCGTGGGATCGGCAAGCTTCTTCTTCAAGTCGTCAGCAGTGTAGCCTAGGCGCTTGAAGGACTCGGCAGCGGAGCCCGATCCGGTGATGATGTATTCGTCCGCGCGAAGGCCAAGCTCCTTCATGCCGTCGATAAGGGCGTCTACTGGAACGCGCGTTTGCGTGGCGACGTAGGAGAGTTCCTGAAACGCCTTTGTCGACAGGCCGGCGCGCTTGGCTTCGTTCCCGATCATGGCGACAGAGGATGCCACCTGCCGGAAGGCCTGAACGGTTCCGCCAACGCTGAACGCCGCAAGACTGCCGGCAAGGCCAGCGAAGGCCCCTTTGCCGAGATTGGCGAACTTGGCGCCGATGCCGTCAGCGGCTTTAGCCATGTCCTTTTCCATGCGGGCGGCGGCTTCGCGACTGCGCTTTTCCATCTGGCCCAGGCCGCGCTCGGCAAGTTGGTTTGCGCGGGCGAGGCTCTTTTCGAGCTTGTCGATACGGAGTTCTAAACCAACGGAAAGGTCGTTCTCTTTCGAGCGGGCCATGGGGGTTCCTTATGCGAACCACGACGCGGGATCGCAGTCGGGACTATTGAGGGGATTGGAAGTAACTTCGTTCGCGGCAGCGCGGGCAACGGCCATGGCGGCAGCGACAGCGCCGTCAATGCGCTTCTTCGACTTGCCCTTGTGCATGGCGATGTTGTCATTCCGGTCGCGGACGACGACGACGTTTTCGAAGTTCCAGCGAAGCACGGCGTTGCCGCCATGGCGGAAGTGTCGCCCGACGATTGCACGCTTGAGGGCGTCGGCAGCGGGCGCCATCAAGCGCCAGCTTTGATCGAAGCGAAGGACGGGAAGGCCTTCCTCGCCAAGCGCCGTCATGAGCAAGCTGGCGCGCGCGGGATCGTATGCGATTTCCTGAACGGCGTAGGTCTCGCAAAGCTCGCGAAGGACTTCCGCAATCCGCTTCTGGTCCACAACGGGACCGGGGATGGCTTCGACAAGCCCATCCTTCACCCATGCGCCATAGGGAACGCCGTCAGACTTATCGTGCTTTTCGATCGTCTCTTCCGGCAGAAAGAACCACGGTCGGACGATGAAACCTTCTTCGTCATCGGGATCGCGCCACGCGGCAACGATCGCCGTCAGGTCGTCGGAGATGGAAAGATCAACGCCAACGTAGCAGGGTTCGCCCTTCAGCCGTTCCAGCAACTCGGCATCGAACGCGGCGGCGCCCTCGTCGTAGACCTTCATATCCACGAACGGCGAAGTGGATTCTTCCTGCCACATATTGAGGTTGTATTGCTGGAAACGGGTGCGGTCGGACGCAGAGCGTTCGGCAAGGGCAAGGTCGGCATGGAAACCGCCAATGTCGGGATAACCGTCCCGCATCCCCGGATTGACGAGCTTCCAAAGTTCGGGATCGCGCCAGTCGTCGTCCTTATCGGCCGCGAAGATGATCGGCAGAAATGACGGGTCGATGATCTCCCCGCGCTGAACCTTCAGGGCGTAGTCCCATTGCTCATAGGCAAGGTTCTCTTGGCCGGCGCCGGCAGTCGTGGCGACGACGAAAACCGTGTTCTTGATCTTCGAGGTTGCCGAGCGGAGTGAGTCCCAAAGCTCACGGCCGGCCGTTCCCTTCCAGATATGCAGTTCGTCCGCGATGATGAGGCTTGGCGTCTTGCCGTGCTGAACGCGACCGTTCGCGGAAACGGCGCGATAGGTCGTGCTGGCCTTGGGATAGGTGATCGAAGCGTTCGTCGTCTTGACGCGCATATGCCGGCCGAGGCGCGGGTCGTGTTCGACAATGAGCTTCACTTCGTTGAAGAGTTCGCGCGCTTGCTCGACGGCGCCAGCGGCAGAAACCACGACGCTGCCGGGAGTGCGGTTCGGCCCGCGAAGCGCGAGCAACGCCAGTGCGCCGCAAAGGGCGGTCTTCCGGTTGCCCCTCGGCAGGCCCAGGAACGCGCGACGAAACTTCCGATCGCCAGCTCGGATGCCGAGATCGGGATCGTCTACGGTATGTCGGTCGCCTTCCAAACGGCGGATAACCCGCTCTTGGAAAAGCGACAGTTCGAACGGATGGCCGGGCGCGCTGTTCTTCGGGTGCTTCATCGCCCGGAGAAACTGAATGGCGCGCTCGCCATGGCCGAACGGATCGGGGATCGGGGAGCCGTCAAAAATCCAGGCTGGAATCGTCGCCATCGTCGGTCTTGAAGTTCGATCGCGAGCGGCTGACGGGCGTTAGCCCAAGCTCGTTCGCGCAAAGCCGCATCGTCTTGATGCTTTCGTTTTGGATGCCGGATGCCGGATGGCGTTTGTGTTCGCCCCTCGCGTTCAGGAAGGTGACGCCTTCGCGCGCGATCGTGCGCTCGGCTTCGCGCATCCGAGCGAAGGCCGTGCAATAGCTTTCGAGGATGCCGAGATCGGCGCCTGTCAGAACGCCGCGCTCAACGAGAATGGGCGCAATGCGCTTCCATTCCCGCTTGGCGTCGGGTGCCAGGTGCGCGGGCGGCTTCGGTGCTTCCATCAAGACGGAAGAGCCAGGCGCGATCTCGTTCGGCTTCCGGCCCCTCATTCGACAGCCTCGGCACGGATTTCCAAGCCTTCGCGGAAGCCGAGTTCCTGAATGTCCACGATGTTGAAGGCAGCGCCTTCGTAGGTGAGCCGGTCCTTCGTCGTGAGATCGCGAAGGAAGCGGATGCGGAAGACGAGCGTCCGCTTGGCGTTCTCGCCATACGCGGCGATAAACTCTTCCGTCGAAAGCGTGACGAGTTCCGCCCTACGGCTGGCGAGCTTCGTCCAGGCCTTCAGCGGCCGGCGATGCCTGTCGAGCGTCGTCGTCTCGCGCTCAATGATGATGGAGCGATTGAGCTTGGCCGGATCGATCATGCGAGCCGTCCGACGATAGCCTCGACGCTGACGATGGCGCGGCCGTAGTTGCGAGAAGGATCGCGAAGGAAGCGAGTGCCCGCAATATAGAGGTCCACAAGGGCTATGCCTTCCGGGGTGAGAGGTTGATCCAAGGCGCCAAGCACGGCGCCGGTGATGATTTTGGCGCCGGCAAGGGATTCCTCGTCAGTCCAGATATGCAGGTCCATGAAGACGCGAACGTGCTTCCGCTCGTAGGTGACTTCCTCATAGGCGGTCTGCCCTTCGCCGATGATGATCGAAGGGAACGCCGCAGGGGTGCGCGGCCCGTCCACGATAGAGGCGGCCGGAACGAGATCGGTTACGGCTTTCGTGCCAGCTAGACGCGCGCCGATAGCGTCCTGAAGGGCAAGGGTCGGTTCGATCATCGCGCGGCCCAGTAGGCCTTAATGGCCTTGTTAGCCTCGCGCTGAAGGCGGCGCTTGATCTTATCGCGAAGCGTCCGATAGGCCGGGAAAAGGAAGGCCTGTTGGGGCGTGTCCACGGTTCCGAACTCCACCCAACGGGCATAGTGCGCCTCCGCATCGCCAGCGACGATCTTCCGCGCGAGTTCATGTTCGCCAGCGGTGAAGTGGATAGAATCCTTCAGGTCGCCTTGATCTACGGGCGCCAGAGCCTTCGCGAGTGCTACGAGTTCGGCCGCACTCTTGTCCAAAGCAGGCTGAATGGCGAGCTTGATCGCGGCCGGCATCCCTTCCAGGCGAGCTTGAAGGCGCCGAAGTTGTTCGTTCGAACGCGCCATATCAGAAGGACCACACGATAAACGGTGCGCAAAGTGCCCGAACGGAGCCCGGAATTGCGCCGTTTTCTTCGTCACCGCGACGGTTGAGATACCAATGCGCGGCTAGCTGACGGGCGGCGCCATCGAGCGCGGCCGGCGTCTTCGTCTCGGGGAACGGGGCATCGATATGCCCGGAAATCCAGGATTTCGCCTCGGTCAACAGAAGGGCGAGAAGCGTATCGTCGTAGTCATCTTCGATGTTCAAATGGGCCTTGAGGCCTTCGACCGTCACGGCCATTCAAAAAAATCCTATTTGCGGGCGAGTTTGTGCGGGGGGAGGAGGGCCGGTCTTCAGTCAACTGGCGAAAGTTCGGACCCACCCCCGGTCTTACGGAGATGCTGACCACGGCCTTTGCTACCCATAGCAACGGCTTGTATAAAGGTCATCCCGCGCCATATACGATGATCAAGCGTTGCTTTATTGATACCAAGATACTTCGCCCATTCGGTCAGCGTCTTCGATTCACCATTCATGGTGTGAAGAGATGGTTTGCGTCCTCGTCCTTTACCGCCAACTTTCTTAAGTGGCATCGTTAGGGCGTCGAATAAGGACGCGCCTTTTTGCATCCGTCCGATTACGGTGGCCTGTTTAATTCCGTAGTGAGCGCACCATTCTTTTAGTTTCTTAGTTTCGCCGTTGATCTCGTATTGGCGTTGCTTACGCGTGCAATCTGATCGGGTGCGGCTGTTGAAGGCACCATCCTTGAGCGGAATGCCAAGTGCCTTCGCCCGCTCTTCCGCCCGCTTCTGTGCGGCATAGGCGAGAGCGCGGCGCATCAGGTCCGCGCTTTCAGTTGCGAACTCTTCGACGTAGAGACGATCGGCTTCCGTCATCGTCATGCCTCCATCGTGAAGGACTGACGGAAGGTTGCATTCAGGCGGAAGTAGTCACCCGAAACGGTCGTGCTGGACCACTTCTCGCAGGTCCACTTGACCGGCTTGGCGTCATGCTGAAGCTGGAAATAGAAGGTCTTATAGCCGGCGCGCTCTTCGAGAAACGCGATGATCTCAGCATGTTCTTCGGGATAGAGCGCTTCCCAGGTGAGTTCGCGAACCTTGCGGATATGGTTGATCCCGTCGCCGGTCGTTTGCGTGTAACCGCCGCCGAACTGAACCGTCAGCAACTTGACTTCCGGCGTATCGGAGCCGCCAACAGAAGGTGCGAGGGGCGGGTTGAAGGTGGGAAGCGTCATTTGGCGACAGCAACCAACTTCAAGCCAGCCGGAAGAATCAAAACGTCCGCACGTCCTTCCAAGCGTGTGCGAATAGCATCGCCAGCCGCACGGATTAGCTGCGGATGGAAAGAGTCATCCGCTTGAAGGATGAGAATGGAGTTTTGTTCAACGGTAATCATGAGGATGTTTTCTCTTCGGCTTGCTTTTGCGAGCTATGGCAAGGCTGACATAGCGGCTGCCAGTTCGACCTTCTCCAAAACAACTTGAGGTCCATGCGGTGCGGGATGATGTGATCCACGACAGTTGAAGGGGCGCCGCACATGCGGCAGATGGGATTGGCCGTGAGGAACACGACGCGGGCTTCGCGCCATTTCGAGCCGTATCCACGAGCGGAGGCCGAAGGGCGTTTGGCGTCGTATCGAGCCTTGCGTGCGCGATCGTTGGCGACTTGGCATTGGCAGCGTTCGCCGCCCGGAACCTTCCGGCCGCAACCGCAGAGGCGGGCCGGCTTACTCGGCATCGCCTTCCTTCCGGGTGCCGATGCTGGCGAAGGTGAGACGGGTGCGCTCGGCAAGCGGAAGGGAAGCGATTTCCTTCTTCTTCCGGTCTTCAGGCGACGTGAAGGCTTCGTCGCGGTAGTTCCAAGCTGCCACGATCTCGCCAGGGGTTGCGTTCCACGCAACTTCCGGCGTCCATTTCAGAATGCCTGTTGCGAAGCCAAAGAGCGCTTCGCATTCCTTCAGAACGTCGCGCGGTTTGGCGTTCGGATCGGCTGGTTTGCGCTCTTCCTTGGCGTCGGGATCGAAGCGGAGAAGGTCAAAGGCGAGATCGAATGCGATCGGCTGAAGCTCGGCAACGCGGGACGCGAGGTTTCGGCCGGGAACATGGAAGAGGCTGGCGAGTGCGGGGTCATTAAGCCCGCACTCGCCAAAGAGGCGCGAAAGAACGATGGTGTTCCCCTCGGCAATGCCCTTCAGGACTGCCGAGAAGCCATCGTAGTCGCGCACCATACGTAACGCGGCTCGCAGGGACGGCCGGAGTTCTTCCGTCCCTATCAGGATAGGATTCGCGAGCCGCGCCACGAACCGGCCTTAGACGGTCGCGAGAATTTCGAGCGGCGCGTCGGTCAACGCCACGTCGAAATTTTGCATGAGGATGTTGTTCGGCCCGCCCGGTTCAAGCTCCTTCGAGAGAATGACGCCAAGCGCGTAGATCGTCGTCGGCTTGCCGTTCGTGCCGGTCGGACGATCGGGAAGAACAACCTTCAAGGCGTTCGGCTTACCGCCCTCATAACCCGCACGGGCGAGGTTTTGGCCGGCGTCGAAGCTATCGCGCGCCACCTTGAGGGTAAGGTTGCCAGCATCACGAACGCCGGGGCGCTTGATGCGGCGTCCGGCGCCGTAGAGTTCCAGCGAAACTTGTTCGCGCTTGTCGCCGAAGGGGCTGATATCAGCGATGCTGCCGACTTCCACCCAGGTCAGGGCTTCGAACTCGGCTTTGGTCTTCGCGGTGGATTCGCCCGCGATGAAGACCTTAATATCGGTGGAGGTCGTAACGTTCTCGTTGGCCATGGTCGCGCCCTCCCTTACGATCCGATACGGAGCTTCACGAAGCGGTCAGGGCGCGTTACGTCGCCACCCACGCGCTTGCGGGCGTTGATACGAACCTGCCCCTTCGTGGCGAGCGTGTAGGGATCGCGAAGCGTCGAGAAGCCAACGCGGTCCACGATCTGATAGCCAGAGAGATCGCCCAGGACGATCGGAGCCTTGCCGGCGCCAATGTCTTCCATGTCCGGCGCGATTACGATCGGACGGCCGAGAAGCTGCGAGAAGCCGCCCGAAACCGGGTTCAACACGAACGGATAGCCGTTTCCGTCCTTCCACTTTCGGATTTCGCCAAGGGTCTTGGCGTTCATGACCCATACGGCGCTGTTGAAATAAGCGGCCGGAAGTGCCGTCACCATGTCGGTGAGCGTGTCGATCTGGTTCGAGGTTTTGAAGCCAGTAGCGGCGCCGGTCTTCACCTCGTTGATACCAAGGGAATTCATCAGGCCGGTCGGCTGGCCCAGGCCGGTTCCCTTCACGAACGCCAGACTTTCGGTCTTACCGAACTGTTCCGCGAAGTCGTTCACAAGGAAGCCTTCGAGGTTATAGGCGTTGTCTTCGAGAAGCTGGACGGAAATATCCGTGTAAGCCGCAAGCTCCCAAGGCTTCAGGCTGAGTTGGCCGAAAGCGGGCTGAGTAGCGGTGCGTTCGGCCGTCTCGTCCACCCAGAAGGCGGAAACGTTGCCGGTCTGAACCGGCAGCTTGATGGATTCGGCGCCAATCGTGATGACGCTAGCGTAAGCGCGGATCGGGGAGAACTCGACAAGCTTCGTGATGATCTGGGAAGCGAGAGCTTCCGGCGCGAGATAGCCGCCCGAAGCGTCGTTCGCGACGGTCATTGCCTTCTGTTCGTCGGGCGACATGCCAGCTTCACCACGGCGAAGGAAGCGATTGAACGCCTTCGTCTCAATGGTCGCTTCCGGCTTGTCGGTATCGGTATGGACCGCCGGACGGTTCAGCTTGGTTTCGAGCTTGTCGAGACGATCAGCGGCCTTCTTCTCGGCAGCGGCCATCTTCGCTTCGAAAGCCGACTGGAAGTCTTCCAGCGCCTTCGTGATGATTGCGTCGGTATCGGCTGCGTCGTCCGCGCTCTTGGTTTCGTAGACGTTCGAGAACGTCGAGTGATCGAGATTCATGTTTTGTTCGATTGTCCTTAGATCGTGAAGCGGGCTGCGGCCCGGTTGATAGCTTCCGCAAGCGCAATGGCGCGGGCGGCATTCTTCGCGCCAGTGATCCGGGCGCCGGGATGGGCCGGGAAGGTCACGAGCGAGATTTCCATAAGGTTCAGGCTGGAAATGGTGCGGCCGATCGTGCGGCCGGCTGACTTGCGGAACGTCGCCTTCGTGCCGTTGAAGCCGATGGACACGCCCGATAGTGCGCCCGCGCCAATCAGCGCTGCCATTTCATCCGCACGGGCAACCTTGCCCAACAGAAGCCGGCCCTTGGCGATAAGTCCTGCGTCGGTTTCCTCGACGGCTTCCCAAACGCCAACGGGATCGTCGGGGCGATGCGCGAAGAGCATTGGCAGCGGCAGGGACGCCCCAGCAAAGGCGCCCTTCGTGATGATGTCGCCATAGCTATCGGCCGTGCCGAACGGCCATGCGGTCGCGGTGATCTCGCCAGCTTCGCCGATGCTGAAGGCGGCTTTGGTTTCCAGACGATCCATTACGCGGACGCTCCAAAAACGTAGGTCGTCGGAGGCCGAGACGTGAAATTGTAGGATCGGAATTCGGAAATGGCGACAGGCTTGCCGCCGGAGGCGTTCAGGGCTTCCGCGCCGAACTGATTGCGTGCCAGTTCGCGGGCGTTGAATTTGAAGCCAGAGCCAGGGGGCGGGTCGAACTCGAAATGATCGAACTCTTCATATGGCAGACTACGGCGAAGCGAATATTGCCCGTCAGCGAGCTTGATCGTCGTTTCCAGCACGGTGGTTTGACGACGCCGCTTTTGATAGTCGTCGGTTTCATCCGTGACCCTTCCGGCGCAAATCTGAATGCCGGCGGTTTTCGTGAAGTCGGTCGAATCTCCATCGAGGAACGCGACGACGCGCCACCATCCTTGCGAGCAAACGGTGTAGCGTTCGGAGCGAAGGTCGGTCGCTTCGGTAAACCGGAACTCGTCTACAACCCACCAGTTCGGTTCTTCAGCGCGATCGGGATCAACCGCGCTCCGCTGAATCTGAACAACAAGCCCAGGCTGGCCCGACACAACGTCCAGCGCTGCCGGCCCGTCAGAGTCGAAGGCGCGGGAAACGTAGGGGGTCGCAAGGCTCGTCTTTGAGACTTCCGTGGTGAAGCAATGGACGAAATGCAGTTGGCGTTCGCGAGAGGTTTTCACGCCGCAACCTCTTCGGTTGCGGCCGGCTCGACGCCGTAGAAGACGGCGTTGATGATCTCGACGGCAAGCGCCCAGGCTTCGTTGATCGGCCGGGGAAGGACGTAGGCCTTCATGAGGGCGACGGCCTCTTCCGGGTCGGTGCCGCCGCCGATGAGCGCCAGGCGAATCGTTTGGTGGAGATCGGAGAGCGAATAGGCGTTGCCGAGAACGCGGCCGGCAATAAGCGCAATGCCGGCGCCGCACTGACGCTGAAGCTCTTCGATGAGGAAATGGGGAAGTGCGAACTCTCGTTCGGCGTCTCCCAGGAATTGCTTATGGACGATCATGCGGCTTCCTTCGCCGGCACGGTCGCGGCGGTCGTAGTGTTGGGGTTCACGAAATGTTCCCCGCCTTCGTAGGGCGGGCGGTTTTCGAGGGCGCGGACTTCATTCGGATTCAGAACGCGCGAGGCAATCGCCTTGCTGTAGGCTTCGAACCGGGTTGCCGTATCCGCCCGGAGAAGATCGTCCACGACGAACTCAATCGAGAGATCGTCGTCGTTCTCGTCAAAGAGAACGCGGCTGTAAGCGTCGGTCCAAGCTTCGATCCACGGCAGAAGGGTGTAGCTGACGAACTGCGCGCCCATTTGTTCGGTGTTGCCCCAGGTGCCGCGCCCAAGCTCGAAGAGCATGGTCGGCGGAACGCGGAAGGCGCGGGCGATCTCGTCAATCGCGAAGCGGCGAAGTTCCAGGAACTGCGCGTCAACCGAAGAGAAGGCGAAGGGCGTTACCGTGGCGCCGTCGAAGATGATGGCGAGCTTGCCGGAATTATCGACGCCAGCCATGCCGGCCCGCGCCGCTTCAATAAGCTTGCGCCGAGCGGTGTTGCCCGTCTTATCCTGTCCATCCGCCTTCGAGGCTTCAGCCGGGTAGCTGATAACCGTTGAAGGGCGGGCGCCATCCTTGAAGAGCTTGGAACCATGCTCTTCCATGACGAGCGCCAGGGCGATGGCTTCGCGGGCAAGCGTGATCGGCGCGCGGCCGGCGATGCCGTCGAAGGACGTAAGTGCCGGGATATGCAGAACGTCGCGATAAGAGAGACGGCGAACGCCGCCCGTTTGCGACAGCTTGTAGGTCGGCTCCCCATAAGCATCGATCTCGACGGACATTGCCGTGGGGGGAACGTGAAAGAACTCGGCAACGCGGCCTTCGCTCGTCCGGTTGGCGACGGCGTATCCGTTGCCGTGAAGCAAGGCGTCGAGCGTCAATTGCGCCCGAAGCTTGCCGGCACTCGTCCAGGAGTTCGCACGACGATGGATAAGGCCGTGCGCCGGGTGATCGTCCGCAATCTCCTTATGGCTATCGACGCGACGATAGAGTTTCGGCGGCAGGGTGCCGAGCGTCGTAGAGATTAGCGAGACGGCAGCGTTGACGGCAGGAACGCGCATGGCGCTTTCGGGCGTGATTGCAACGCCCGCGCCAGTGTTCTTCAAGAGAAAGTCACCAAGACCCCAATTATCAAAAGGCGCGACATCGCTCTTAACCTCGGTAGACGAGGCAATCTTTCGCTGTTTTGCTTTTCGATGGCGAGACGACAACTCTAGTTCTCAAATCGTTGACTTGAGATTATTGTCTCATATGCGATTCGACGGCTGCAACAAAAATCGACGTGCGTCGAGATTTATTTTTCGTTGTCTTGCGAGGCGTTCCCGATCTCTATGCGGGGAATGCGATCGATCGCGGCTTTGCGAGCCTTCAACGAAACGTCGCCATAGGTTTCGCCAGCCGTGCGGGGCGCGTGGCCCTGGATGGCATCCACGACGCGCGCTTTGATGTCGAGATCGTCGCCAAGCGTCTTGAAGCGGTGACGCCAAGCATATTGCGGCTCCATCTCGGAAGGCATAGCCGGCAAGGTGCGGAGCCATTCCGATACGCGGCCGGAAACGGTCTTGCTCGCGGTGAATGGATTAGTGATCGAACGCGCCCCGGAAGCATCCTTCTTCGTTCTGATCTTGAAGAACAAAGGCCCCTCCCCTGCCGCCTTGGCAAATTCCAAAAAGCCGCGCTCAATGAGTTGTGGGTGAAGGGGAACGTCCCGGTATTGGCCGCTCTTCACGGAGCCAGCGGCGGGCGTCAGGCGAAGGAACGAAATGCCGTCGCGTTCTTGAACGTCTTGCCCGCGAAGCTGTGCCAGTTCAGCGGGTCGGGCGCCTGTGAAAGCCGAGAGCCAAGGCATCCAACGTTTCGCCGCTGTGAGTTCGGCGCCTTCGCGAGTCTGCGGATTATCGGAATGCTTGGGCTGGTAGGCATCAACGGCTGTGAGGATCGCAACGGCCTCGGCATCCGTGAAACCCTTCTCACGTTCCTGCGGCTTTTCAGTCACGCGAACCTTCACGTCAGCGGCCGGGTTGTCGGCGATCCGATCGTTATCCTTCGCCCATTGCAGGACGGCCTTAAGCGCCGCGAGGTTTGAGTCCCGAACGGTCTTCGGCGCGAGCCGCGTCAAGAGATCGTCCTTCCACCGAAGCACGTCAGCCCGCGTCACGCGACGCGCGTCGTCATGCTGAAGGAACTTAATCAGATGCTCCATGACAGGCTTCCAGCGCCGTTTGGCTTCGGCGCCACGGCCGGATGCGGCAAGCTCAAGGAAGTAGCTATCGAAGAGTTTCATAAGCGGAACGGCCGGAACCGGGTCCGACTCGTCAACGAGAAGAGCCGGCATTTCCGGCTTACCACTGAAATCCCCTTCGTCGCGCTCGGCAACGCGCGAGAGTGCTTCATATTCAGCGAAAGCGACGGTTCTCGCGATCTCGCGCCATTTGGCAGTTTGCGGCTCGGCATCGGTATTGCCACGCGCCCGGAAGCGAGCGAGAGCGCCGCCTAGCGCCTGCGCGATCTCGGCATCCGTGCCGCGTCCCGCTTTGATGTCGCGGACGATCTCAACAAGCTCGTCATCGATCGGACTTGCCGCATAGCGCGGATCGTTGCGAAGTTCGTCATCAAACGCCAGCCGGGAGCAGTAGTGTTCGCGCGCCATCTGGTCGGGCGTCATTTCAGCATAGCGCCGCGAGACGCGCATGATTTGGGCGCCTTCGGCTTCCGCCTTCCGGCGCTTGATTGCGTCCATCTCGTCTTGAGCCGACGCCAGGGCGCGGGCATGGTTGCGCTTGGCTTCCTGCCGCGTGGCGCCGATCGGACGATAGATATTTTTCTGATTGTTGGCGAAGGGCTGAAGCGCGGGCGGGATCACAAGCCGGACGTAGATCGCGCCGCCTATCGTCTTCTCGTATGGAAGCCTGTTCGCCAT